GGGGCGTAGCAGCCCTCACGCTGGCATGGGTGGTAGGCGTCCTCGATAAAACTACCTGGCCCCTCACCGGGAGCGCCGCGCGTCGGGTCGCGCGGCTCATCTTTCGGCTTCTTCCGGCGTGCAGTCTTGCCCTTGACTTGCTTGTTGAATTTCCGGTGTTTGCCATGGTTCCGCCTGTCGCCTCCAGGTTTGCTGGAGCGATATCTTTGCTCAGTGGTTTGTGGGCCCTTAGAGGCGTTCTTCCGCTCCTCCTTCCACTTTTGCTTGTTGAGTTGATGTTTCGTTCTGTTGGATGATGCTACGCTCGGTTTGCCCCGAGCGCCTGACCTCTTGCCTTTGGCATGCTTGCTCTTGGTCTTCGAACAAGCAGAGGCCCTCTGATTCTTTGAACAATCAGAGGAATTTGGTTCACCAGTCGCGGGGGGGTTGGCCCCGGATTCCCTCCGCCCGTGGAGCGGCGAAGGGTTAGACATAATGGGATGCCCGGTTTACTCTCCGTTCGGCGAGTTCGAACCCGACTCTACAACCTATAAGGAGGTTTGAGTGACCGGGGTGCAGGTATTGTTGTCTTGTTTTGTCTGGTGCTGTTGTTGCAGTTTATAAACCCTCACTATCTGTGTGTCTAAACAGTGAGATGGTGTGTGGTCCCGGGTGATGCCGTGTGGCACGCCCGGGGAACTTGCCGCAAGTCCCGCGCTGTGGCGCGCTCCCACTGGAGCCTAGAACAGTGGAAGCAGTCGTGCATGACTAGTGTCGGCCTGTCAATAGCGCAGTTTGGCTGACTGCACTACCTCCAAGGGAGGCTGACGGGCCTGAAGTGGATGATACTTGAACGTATCCGTCGTTGGTGAAAACGACCTTCGGGGTGAGTAGGGCGATGGACTCTATGATCTCATCACAGGCCGACATCCCCTCCTCTTTGGGCTCCTCAAGTGGAAGAAGACGAGCACGTTCAATACGCGCCTGTTCGAGGACCGCCAAAAACTTTGGGGTCCCAAACTCCGCCCAAATGCGGCGGATCTCGCCATCCCAGATGATGTACTGCTCACACGTGAAAGGACCGGAGGAGGAAGATAGAGCTTGGTAACGCTCCACCAGGTTTCGGTAGTCCTTCATGCAAGGCATTTCGGAGAGAGAAGGGGTTGGGTCAATGGGCCTCGGGTTGAAGAGGAGAATCTCATATGTGACCCACAATTGACCAGCCTGGAAGTAGGCCGGAGCAACCGTTTGAGCACCACTCGTCTCCACGATGAAGTCGGCCGCAATGTAATTTTGCGTCGACATGCCCGTGTAAGTGGAAGTCTCGGTTTCGACAAATCGGATAGGTTGATTCGAAACGTGCGGGTCGCACTCCATGTAACAGGTCCCCGGCGCCGCCGGTGAACATGAAGTCGAACCCTGCATGTTGAGTATACCAGTCAGAGTGTCGGGCCAGCCGCC